GTTCCCCCTATATTTGCACCGCATTTGAGAGAGAATGCGGGTTCAAGGAAGTTTGGGTGAGTGGCTGAAACCACCAGTTTGCTAAACTGACGTACGGGTAACCGTACCGGGGGTTCGAATCCCCCAGCTTCCGCAAGATTCTCTAAATAAAAAGAGCTAAGTTTTATAGACTTGGCTCTTTTTAAATCTATCAAAAGCCGGTGGGTTCGTCTAACGGTTAGGACACATGCCTCTCACGCATGTAATACGAGTTCGATTCTCGTACCCACTACTCACTGATTATCAGCCTCTTACTTAGTTGTAGGAGGCTTTTTTATTGCATTTCTTTTCTTTCAAAGTATCGTTTTTGCATGGTTTTTAAGGGTATTTTCAAGTAGTTCAATGCAAATTTAATGCAAATTATTTGCTGCTTTACAAGCTACCTCTTCCCTTATTCATCGGCATATATACACTAAAACGATAAGAATATGGCAACAGTTTATTTTCATTTAGACACACGCAGAAAAAAGAATGACGGTTCTTTTCCCATTAAATTGTACCTTAGACACAAAGGACAAATAGTATTAGGAACTGATTTCAGCGCCACTCCCGAAACTTGGACAGGAACAGAGTATAACAAAAGCGCAAAGAATTACAAAGCTAAAAACGTAGCAATCCGCAACCTTATTAACAGAGTTGAAATGATAGTAGTCATACTAGACAACAATCAAAAGTTAAAAGGAATGAGCGATAAATCGCTAAAGGAATACATTGTTAGGTCTATAAAAAACGAATCAACTAGCAAAACATTCATAGAATACATAGACGACTTCATTTCAACAAAAACAAAACAAAATACAATAGATACCTATATAACAACTAAAAATAAGATCATCGCCTACGATCCGCAATGTACGTTTGAGACAATGACAAAAAAATGGCTAGAATCATTCGAAAAATGGATGTTAGATAATGGATTGAAAATAAACTCCTACTCCATCAACCTAAGAAACATAAGGACCATTTTCAATTATGCAATTGATAATGACGAAACTGAACTGTACCCGTTCAGAAAATTCAAAATAGCAAGAGAGGAAACTAGGAAGCGCTCATTAAAAGCGGAGCAGCTTATTACACTAAGAGATTTCAAAGGAGAAGAATATCAAAAGCAATACCAAGACATGTTCATGCTAATGTTTTACCTAATTGGAATAAACGGAATAGATTTATTTCATTTAAAGGGTATCACAGATGGACGTATTGAATACAAAAGGGAAAAGACTGGAAAACTTTATTCTATAAAAGTCGAGCCGGAAGCAATGGAGATAATAAACAGGTATAAAGGGAAAGAATATCTTTTGAATATATTGGAAGATAACAACTATAACTACCGAAAGTATATGACGGCAATGAATAGAGGACTGCAAAAACTTGGCGACTTCGAAAGAAAGGGACTAGGCGGGAAAAAGATAAGAGACGTTTTATTTCCTCAAATTACATCGTACTGGGCGCGCCATACATGGGCAACAATTGCCCATAAGATAGGAGTCTCAAAAGATGTTATATCTCTTGCTCTAGGTCATGAGTACGGCTGTAAAACAACGGGGATTTATATTGATTATGATTTAGAAAAAGTAGACAACGCCAATCGACAAGTATTAGATTACATAAATTCATTAAAATAATCCACTTAACGCTTGTATAATATACAAATGTATATTATCTTTGTAGAGTCAAATTAAAACACATAATAACAATGAGTAACGAAACAGATTATCTAATCAGCTTGTTAATGCAGAACAAAGCAAAAAAGAAAATGCTCGACTTTGTTTTTGAGAATAACAGCGATGCAGACGAAAAGAAAATGAACGCTATTCTCGATGAGAAATTAAGAGTTGAAAAGAACATCGAAAACATTGAGAAAGCATTGAAAGAACTAGAAAAGTAAAAATCTTCCTCCCAGAAATGGGAGGAATAAAAACTATAAATATGGAAAAATTAAAAGATGAATTAAAAAAATTACAGGAGCTTCTAAACAATCCAACACCGGAGAATGAAGCTATGTATCAAAGTAAGTTTATCGAAATAAAGAATAAATTTACCTCTAAAGAGGATGCAAATATTATTGCCGATTTTATCCTTAACGGATACAAAGAAGTCAATGAAGAATTAAAAGAGATTGAGCACGAAATTAGCGTGCGGAAGCAATTAGAAGAAGTAAAAGACGTTATATCTTTATCGTATATTGCAAAAAAGTATTTCGGGAAGTCCCGTCAATGGTTAAACAACAGGATAAACGGATGTATCGTTAATGGCAAGCCATGCAAGTTTAGCGAAGAAGAAAAGGAACGTTTAAACTATGCCTTATCGGATATATCTAACTTATTAGGCTCGATCCGCATACTCTAATGCGTTTTAATTTGACACTAGCCCCGCAATTCGAGTCGTTGCGGGGCTTTCTCATACCTATCATAATTAACAGTTATCTAGAAAATATCAATAAGATTTTATGCAGTCTTATCAAAACGAGTATCAACAACCGTCATATTGCTCCACCTATGTAATAGTATAAGGACCACTTGAACGGATTCCTATTTCTTTCTCTTCACCCCCATTAGAAAAAGACAGCGCTCTCTTGTTTACCACAAGATAAGGCATTTTATAACGTTCTAGGTCGAATAATCGACGTTCTAACTTTCCCATTTTCGAATATTTATAGTTCTTTTCTTTTTCTGTTAAATGTACATCTTTATCAATCTCAGTCTTTTGTATATCAAATTTTCCTCTTATATCTTCATAACTATACGAAGTAGGATCAGTCCATTTAAAACAGGAAGCCAACAACTGACAATAGCTTTCTTTTTTATCTACAAAAACAACAGGTAATGCCAAATTATCAAATGTGCTACAAGGAAATTCCCAATCATCATTTATATGAACAGAAGTATAATAAACACCTAAAATAAACTCGAACAAGTCATACTCTTTATCTTTATATCTATTTCTATTTTGGGTAATAATATGTTCAATTATAAGTTGAGGAATTATGTATTCTGGTTTAAAGAAAGAATCACGATTCAATACATATACAGAAGAGCTGAGAATAAGAGGTATTTTTTTCAATACCATACTAAGCCTACTATCTTTCAAATCTTCTTTTTTAGGTATTCTTAAATCTAAAACAGGAAACTTCTCATTAACGACAAATAGGGATACCATCATATCATCAAATCGAGGTTTCCTAAGCTCTTCCCAACAAGCGTTGATACTTGATCCCAAATATAGACATGGATATCCGGGAGCACTATAACGCTGCGTCTCAACTATCCCTCTTTTATCAAGAGGGATATGAAACATCTCTGTATAAGATTTTCGCCCATTAGTTTTAAAAACTCTGGCTCGATAAAACAAAGAATCTGGTAGAATTGTTAAATAACCATCACTATATAAAACATCTGACAATATTTCTTCTATACATTGATATGCAACGCTATACATGCCTTCAAAATACGCCTCTATACATGTCTCTATTTTTATATTACATAATTTTACATAGCTTATTACATCATCAATATCAGGACACAACTCTTTCTTATGTAACTCTAATAAATCTACATAAGATTCCAAAGCACCCACTAAAACATCTCTAAAATCTCCTTTATTATATTTCAAAGGCACTAGTTTCTTCAATTCAGTATAAAATTCGTCCATACATTCTTTTTTTATTGTTATCCGCAAAAATACTAGAAAATATATTATCTGAGAAAATCACTACCTCACAATAATATATAAAAAAACCCGACTACACTTAGTCGAGGCTCATTCTTTTGGAATAAATAACGTATTACCTCTCGATTTCGAAAACTAGCAACTTTCCATAGAGAGATGATGCAACGGACACCCACGTCCATGTACAAATATACTAATTATTTTTTAGATTTGAATATTATCTGACCGATTATTATCAGAGTAAACAAGATTATAATTCCGAACGCCCACCCACCCAACTCCATTTTAATAGTTTGCCATCGGCTTAACTGTTTTTCGACCGGGTAGGGAATTGGAATAGAATCGTGTTTAAGAATCGTATCAGTGCGATTCGTTGTTAGGTAGCGATACAGATACTTATATCTATACTGATAGATTGTGTCGCCTTTTACGAGCATATAAACACTGTCACGCTGATAGATACTATCAAATCGGATACTGTCACGCGTCTTATATTCGGTGCGCACGGACTCAACCGGGATGTATTGAGTTCGGCAGGACACGAAACATATTGCTAATATCAGCAATATGATAATATAAATCAATCGTTTCATGGTCGAACTACTGTATTACGCAAGAAATTAGGAAACTCGGAACGTACATCAAAACAGGGGCACGCCTTAATATATTCTTTCGGCTCTACCTCGCCGCTTCCGTCCAGATCGGGCGAAGTATCACGATGTCCGAGAACATCGATAATATCATACTCCTTGCAAAGTTCTGCAACTAGCTGCCGCAATGTTGCCTTTTGCGATGGCGTCCGTGTATCTGCGGGCTTTCCATTTGCATCCAAGCCGCCGATGTAGCAAACACCGACACTATGTTTATTGTAAGATGATTCGCTAAAACCTTTCGTATTACAGTGCGCCCCGTCAACCGTTAAAGATCGCCCTTTTTCTATCGTGCCATCAATCCGAATAACATAGTTATATCCGATTTGGTTAAATCCGCGCGCTCGGTGCATACGATCAATATCTTTTGCAGTTAAATCCTGCCCGGCACGTGTGGCTGAACAATGGATGATAATCGAGTCTATTTTATTCATTGCTTTCCTTTTTGTTTTGATTGTTAATTGTAATTGGTCTACGTGGCGGAGTTCTCCGGCTGCACTCGCTGTCTGGTCTATCACATCGGTTGTGTTCCGCATCCTTTAGAACTAATTCAAGTTCGTAGTATTTGCGCATCCAATTCTGACAGTCTGCTTGCGATGTTCTCCATTCGCGATAAATCGTGTCTACTTTTTCGTCCCGTTGTTTTAATCGCTCGTCGTATCGCTCGATCTGCTTGTTCAGATTATCAATGATAGAAAGCAAGTTTTGCAACTCCATCGAGTCCGCCGTAGCCTTTTCCTTTCGAGCATTCGTTTTTCGATTTGCTAGAAAAGTAACAGTAAAGCGGATCGCCTCTAATCCTCCTAATGCTCCTATAATTTTTAACCATTCGTCCATTTTTTATTTGTATCACATTAACGCTCATTTTGGTAGCTCTTATTTAGTCAATAAAGCCTCGTTCACTGCGATCTGTACAACAGCAACAAAGTTAGTTCTCACATATTCTTTAATGCGCTCCGCCTCGTCTGACGACAATTCGACTTCACCATCTTTATAGATTCTCTGTGCTAACTCCAATTCGCCCAAATCGGCGGTTTTCTGATAGATAGTATTACCTAACTCCTTACTTATATCGAAAGTACTCTTATTCCCTTCGATATCTGTTACTTCGATTTTTCTAAAGTCTATTTTCATTATATTTTGTTATTAACCCATACCAAATAAATTATTAACTCCGCTTTGCATAGCTCCTGTTACAAAGATCTTAAAAGACCAAGGAGAAATTTCAGTTTTAGCTTGACTAGCATAATTGAGACTTATTCTTTTTGTGTAACTTGAGTTATTGATTAATACTATCATTTTTTGTGTACTAGCATCGCAAACACAAGCGATATAATTAGTATTTCCGGATAATATGATACAGTCTACAGGTTGTCCATTATCTACCGGATATACATGTCTGACTCCTGCATTTCCAACTCCGTATACATGGAAGTATATTTCACCTGTATCATAACCATAATACTCCATTTTTGTCATTTTACTGTGTCCAAATTCACCCCTACACCACAAATCTGATGTGTAAAAACGAAATGATCGCTTTTCTGTAGCATTATATCCTTGATGATATAAGTCACCCGAAACCCATGTTTTTGAAAAATTAATATTAAACGAAGATGAAACATTGTCCCCAGAACCGGAAACATTAAAAGCTATTTTTCCCTGTATTTTCCCGTTATTGTCAACCGCTTGTAATTCTTTAAATGTACCTGTAGCTCCATCTAACTTCTTAACTTTTAAATTATCTACGTCAATAAAATCAGTCACGATTTTACCACTAGTAATAAACGTTTTACCACCAACCAACATCGCACCCGTTGCAGGAAGTGAGAACTTTCCTTCTGCTGTCAATTCTACTCCGGTTATATTATGTTTGATCGAGCCGCCTTTCATTAACCATCCTTGCGTTTTAGCCAAGTTACCGATAAACAAACCGGATGTACCTAACACGTCAATAGTCGCATTCTGAGCTACTAACAACTGCGTAGCGACATTAATAAACTCATTAAATAGAGTCCATTTTGTTGAGTCGAAGGAACTGGAAGATGTATGACTCGTTTTACAGGAATAAGTATTTCCATTATAAATGACCGTATCCCGGTATTGGGAATTATTCACGTATGCCGTACTCGCTTTCCATTCACCACGCGGACGAATAAGAGCACCGGGCAATCCTGTTGCTCCTTGTATTCCTTGTTCTCCCTTATCTCCCTTATCCCCTTTGTCCCCCTTGTCACCCTTCACCTTCGTCCAAGTATAGGCGGAGAATGTCGTACTGTCTGCCGCCGTAAAGTCGGTGTACTGACCAATGTACGCGCCCGGAGTTTCACCATTGTTAGCGGTGAAAGTCGTACCGTTATCCGAGTATTTGATATGCAGATAGGTAGTCTTGCCGTCCGCTCCGGTTGGTCCCTTGATACCTTGATCTCCTTTGGGTCCCTGCGATCCTTTCAACTGCACCCACTTGTATGAGGCGTATCCGGTTGGAGCGGTCGAGCTAGTTGTTACTGCAGTACCAATATAAGTATTCGGAGTATCAGACATCGGATTACCGTTCGAGTTGGCGGAGTACTTCACATGAAAGAACTGGGATGTACCGGGAATGCCCTGCGATCCGGTAGGACCTGTTTCACCTTTAGGACCTGTCGCACCTGTTGCACCCTTATCCCCTTTGTCTCCCTTGTCACCCTTAGAAACATGCTTAAGCCAATCTGTGGCGGTTTCACTTGGTTCTTGATTGGTTTTATCTTCAATACATATATATGTACTTCCGTTATGTGTTACTTCGTCATAATAGAAATATGTTCCAGATTTCCATTCCCCTTTGAATGCCGTTACGGGCACTTCTGTAACCCCATCTTGCGAAAGTTGTTTGATGGTTCCAGTCATGTAGATATTACGTAAATACGCACTATGTCCGGTCATATCAAGACCGAATAGCTTTAAATTAGACAAGTCGCCTAGCTGCATAGCGATCATTTCCTTTGTAATTTCCCAACTGTTAACACCCGTCAGATAACGAACATAGCTTTGTGTCGAGTAGCTCGATCTTTGCCGATCTTTGTTTGTAAAGTTACCATACGAAACGAAGTGCATAGCCTTACAAGGGTGTGCGGTTGTATCAGAACGAAGCGAATATTTAAACGTAGAGTTACCCAGCTTTTCAGTAATACGAAAATACGCAGTCTGAAATCCGGTTGAGTTGTTGAATATACCTTTGCAAATATCGTCTACCTCTATTTCTGCTATTTCGCCCGGTTCGAGTTTGAGGTAGATAATCCGATTTGATTCGTCTATACGTTCGATGATCCCGCCGCCCGGAGCGTTCCACTCTTCACCCGAAACGATTGATACACGGTTGTAGCGTAATTCAGGAACTTCAAGGAAATCACGTAGACGAAGAGATTTTGCATCTATATGACCGTCTTTGCCAATCAGCCAACCGATTAAACCCTCTGCGTAGCCATTTGAAGATATATCACCGGAAAAAGTAGCTGATTTAGCAATCAGTTTATCAAGGACGTTAAGTATTTGCGTCGTTACCTCCGTTGCGGTTAGTATTGCCGTTTTCGTTGTATCGGCATCTATCGTCGTTGCGGTTAACGTATCCGTAGAAATACCCTTCGTTACGTCTAGCCCATTGTCAACAATTAAACCGCCTAACAATTTGATAAGGAATTGTGTTTCGTCTGGCGTTGTTTTGGATAAATACGAGTCTTTTAAAGCGTCGATAGCCGCATCTAGTTCCTGCCTTATGCGCAAAGAAGAAAACGTATTATCGTCGGTCAGTGCCGTATTATTATCGGTCAGAGCAATAATACGAGACTTTATTTCAAATAGGGAACGAAGAGACGAAAATACATTGCCATCGGATGATGTACGCCCATCGTCCATCTTTAATACATCAAGATCAACGCCGCCGCCATTTATAGGCGTTGGCGTTGTTGTACTAATACTTACCGAACCGGAATTGCGTAAATACTTATTCCGAAACGAATGAGGCACTTTCTTATTTTCTACTTCTATCATGTTTCTATTAATGATACGTTACAACTTTCATTTGCATAATCAATATTCATTTGATCGACGACCATTTCTCTTTTGAGGGAATTTTCGTAAATCCTAGACAGTATCGAAAAGCCACGATTCAAATTATTGCTGTATCTAAATTTTGGAGCTTTATAATGCGTATAAAACTTGTCTATTAGTATTTGTTCCGGCAATACATTTTTATCGTGCAACGGGCTATATACCGTTTTTAAATAATCAAATTTATCCCCTGATTGGGTAGCGCAATTTGAGTAAGAAGAAATATTTTTTGCGTTTGAATTGATTAGTAGTTCGATGTCGTCCATTTCTGTTACATTATTGTCGTTTATTACGTTGCTGTAAACTACGTCGGAGTCGTCAACTGCATTATTAAATATATCGTATGTAACTTTATTGTTAGTATACTTAAATGTGAAATCGGATATATGAAATGCAGTACAAGGGTGACAGCCCCCATCTGTTCGATACATAGGATATTTTCCTAAATGATTCGGAGTGCTTAATTCAAAACGTATCTTTCCGCATAGTATTTTATCATTCGGAAGTTTAATCGCGACTCCGTCCGTTGAGTCGTACAGATTAAATCTATAACTAACAGTATTCGTTAATCTCTTTTCATCATCGAAAACTTTATCACCTTCTTTGTTTATATGAACCAAATAGAAACCATCTTTAAGCGTACATTCGTCGTGATACCATTTTTCGACAAAAATATCTTCGCCGTTTTCCCTATACGCATAAACCTTATTTCTATCCTCGAACCCGCCGGAAGCCTTTTCACCGCTAGCTGAATCATACTCGCCCTTATTTACAAATCTCCAATCTCCAAATGCATCCTTATACCTATACCATGTAGCCCCTTTATAAGTTAAGTTATGCGTATTTTTATAATAACCTCGATTTACTCGATCCGTATAATACTTTTGATTTCTCCATACTTCACCATCATAATAGTAATCATCTATATACAATTTGCAAGGAACCATCGTATTATCAAATCCGGCGCCATATTTTGTATTAGAGTATGCTTCATCGGACGTTTTTATTATATCGTTTGGAAGAAAAGAACCGGACATTTTATAAGCGATATTTATTATGAAATATCCTCCTTTGAATAAAGAATACTCTCCGTTTTTCAATGTTAAAAGAGTCTTTCGAGAAGCGCTAATTATATTATACGCTTGCAGGAATGAAACGCAGGTTTTCCAACTTAAAGAAGACGGTTCCCCGTCCTCTGTTGTGTAGTCGCTGTACTTCTGCCATACCACACCAGAATATATATCATTAACATTGTCGATAGTCACCTCGACACCTTCCGCCGGAATATCAAGAAAGGAAAAACTCGGTATAAAATACCCCCAATTCTCTTTAGATTTAAAAAACGAATTAAGAAGAGTGTAATTCTTCCCGTCTATATCCTTACTAGATATATAGTATTTATTTGGATCAGAGTTTTGATTTACTATATCCTTTTCGTCGTCGAGCAACTCCGGGCATAAGTTGGTTATCTGATTCATATTAGCAACAACAGATACTTTGTTATACACATCACCAAGCGATATACTTCCCGCACTTTCAGATACGCCAATATTACGCACATTCAATAGTGCGGAAGGGATTGTTATACTTTCACATGTATCGCTTATTCTATCATAAACGAAAAAATGAAGCTCGTCGTTTTTGATAAAATCATAGTCGATCATATAATAAGCATCCTGATACTGAATGAACGTCATACCGATATATTTAGAGATTTCTTCTAAAACATCTCTACTATTCATCGGCTCGTTAGCCTCATCAAAGAAATTTCGTTCATGTATATAAATATCTTCTATCAAAGAAGTAGAAACATCTTTCGAGATTCTATTAGTTTTTTGAAAGTACAATTTGCTTAAAATCTTTCCGGGATCGGCAATATCAAGAATGTGCATTATTACATCTTTGAAACTTTTAAAATAGACCTCGGAAGAATTAATATAAGAGTACTTCTTATTTTCCAAAACGGAAATAGTATCGATTGCCTGTATCTCCACTATATTAAGCGGAGTAATATAATCGCTCGAATATAAATTTGGACTCATATATCCAAACCACTCTAAAACATCATCGGTTTTATTATACAAACGAACTTCTATATTTTGCCCTTCGGCTGTATATAGGTCTGATAAAATTTTATCTGTCAATATGCTTGTTACCGAATTAGACATTTTCAACGGCTTGTATAGAGTGTCCGATTCATACTCAACAGTAAACGGGCTATCTGTTAGGGTGAGTTCTTCGGAATACGTTGCAAATACCGTATGAATTTCGATTCTATACGTCTTATCTTTCCTGCTCTTAAACTCTGAATAATATCTTAGTTTCATCTTACTTTGCTTTTCTGATTATAATGATTACTCAAAACTCCTTCTAAATCTCTTCCATGTATGCGAAACGTTACGTTTGCGGGCTGATTTCCATTTTCTGCAGACGGTGCAATCTTTTGCGATAAGGAGCCATATAAACCGCTATTAAGCATTTGAAATAAATTACTTTGCTGTGATCCGTTTAGAATCATCTCGCCTGAATTGAGCAAAGCCGGAACTTTATCGCCTGTGAATGATGTGCCAGGCACAATACCACCCGTTGCAAATTTAGGAATGCTAGCCATTGCAGCAACAACAGAGAGGGCAGCACCCGCCGCCGCAAGCCATCCCACAAAAGGTATTTGAGCGGCAGAGTTCGCAGAATTAGCGGCGGCTTCGGCTGTTTTTGCTGTAGTTAAACTCATTATTGCCGGAATAGCTTGTGCGATACTTGATACAACATTTGCGCCCCATTGTAAATATGACGAAGCGCTTTCGTCAGTAACTGAGGTTAGAGCACTCATTACGCCGCCAACAGCCGATAGCGATTCGGCATACTCTTGATTCAAGTCTATATCCTCTTTTTTAAAGAGTGGATCGTGTTTAGGTAACTTGAAATCTTTTCCGTTCTTCCCATGTGTTGGAACTTTATCGTATGTAGGCTTAACGGGAATTGGCAAAGCACCGTCCTTCATTTCACCGTGAGCGATTTTAAATGCCTCCTGATCGACTACAAATTTTAGATTAATCTTTTTTTGCTCTAGCTCATTTATTGTTGCTTGAATCGTTGCACGCGCTTGCATGTCGGTTTCAGCAATCAGTTTTTTGTTTTGTGCTGCCAACTGAATATTTATCGCTTCAATACTATTGCCGCTTTCCTCTATTTGCAATTTTATTTTTTTTCGTTCTAGTTCGTTGATAGTAGCTTTAATTGTCGATTTTATTTGTACATCAGTCTCGGAAATAAGTTTTTTATTTAACTCTGAGATTTTAGTATCATACCACGCAACAGAATCTACTTTGGGAGTTTCTTTAGGAGCTGAACCTTTTAAACTATTTTGTAGCTCTAAAGTACGTTTATCGAAATCGTACATACGTTTCTTTAGATCATACGTATACTCGTAATTTTTTGTCATTTCTATTCGATTAGCATCATTGTCCTGATTGAGAAAATTCTGCTTTTCGAGTTCTGCGTTCTGCTGAATAAATATTCTTTTTTGTGTTTCTAAATCTTGAAGTTTTTGCCGCATTTGCATTTTAGTTTCTCCGGTAAATTCATTAGTATCACCTTTTGTGGAGTTGATTTTGCCTCGCATTAGATTCATTTGCTTATCATACTCTGATAGTTGTTTTTGATAAGCAGTAAGAGCACTTTTCTCCTTTCTTGTTGAAAAGTCATTATTATTAATAGATATATATTTATGTATATCATCAATATTGAAATCTTTGCGTCCTGTTCTAGTATTCAAAGATTGTATCAATTCTTTTTCGGCACCTGATAACGTATCGTCTACATCTACTTTAAAATTATCTTTTAAAGATTGGAGACTTTTAAAAGCGCTTTCGCGTTCTTTACGACTTTTTGTAGTATCTCTAATTATTGATTCAAATTTGGTAAACTCAGCTTCAAACACCTTGTTATTAAATCCCATAGATAACTTAGCATCGGCTAATGAATCACGCAAGGCAGATAGATTCTTCATATTAGAGATGGTGCTTAATATACCATTATTAAAAGCTTCGAAACTTCCAGATGATAATGATTGAAAGAATATATCAACAGTTCCTTTGCAAGCATTTAGAGTATTATCAAATTCATCACTGGTTGATTGAGTGGAACGAATTACTTTCATGAAAGACTCACCCGCCCCCATAGCTAGTCCCACTCCGGCAGCAAATTTAGCTATTCCCGCCCCGGCAGATTTAGCCATATTGCTAATATCACCCTGAAAGCGATTTACACTACCTTTTGACTTTTCCAAATTCGCGTCGAAGTCATTCGTTTTAAGTAATAGTCGTGTTACTATATCAGACATCTTTATTCGTGTTTAATTGTGATTCAAATGCTTTCGCTTTAGCTCTAAGCCGTTTCATATCCTCGTTAGTTACGCTAGTATCTTTCTTCTCTTCTTCATCCCACGGGAAGCGGAGTATGTCGGTTTGCTTTAGCGTCTTTGTGCTATTCGATTGTGCTATGATGTAGCCTAGCAATCTAGTTTGCTCCCATGACTCGCGATTGCGTCGATTCAATCCGTCTAGAAACGATTCGACCTCGATAAAGCTCATTTTATCGAGGAAGTAATCAGGAGCGATACCGCCCTCTCCGACAACACGCGAATAGAGTTCGCGGATACTTACTGCTTTTTCTTCCGCGTCGTCACCTTCTTTTTTTTTACGTCATTTCCTGCCGACTGCGAACGTAGTTTAATCTCGTCCAGAAGAAGCGCTTTAAACTGATTGAATAATGTCAGATCGCTTTCGCACGAATCTATAAACTCGTCAAATTCCATTGTGAACGATTCGTTATTTGCAAGTAGGAACGAATAAAACAAAAGAAATTCGTCTATCATTTTACCGAATTGGAACGGATAGCCGGATAGATTTTCAAAGATAAAAAATGCTCGAAGCGAGTATTTTAAGACGAAGTCCTTTCCGTTAATTGATATTGTTTTCATTGAATAATAATTTTAGAGCGGCAAAGCGCCGCTCATGATTACTTACTAGCGGGTACGGTAGTTTCTTTTTTAAGCGGTCCCGTACCTTCAAAGGAAATTGAGAAAGTCGCTTTATCTCCATCTGGTGCATTCGCTTCTAATGAAGTAATAATCGCCTTTCCTGTGTAGGAACCGGGAGAAAGCGTCCACCCCGCAGTGGGCATTTCGTTTTCATTCGCATTAGCTATAACGCCAAAACTCAACGTAATAGGTTTATGTTCAATAAACAAGGCAAACAACTTGTCGTAGCTATTCGCGTCAGCGTCAGCACTAAACAAGTTATCACTCGAAGCGTTCCAAGACAGTTTTTTAATGTCCTTTTCCGTCCAAATGCCGGAGTCCTTACTTTGCGTGTCGATAGTTTCAGCCGACAAACCTAATTTGCAGGAAGTCGCCAAAGCTAGCGCCTTAGCCTCTACAAATAACATTAGATCTTTTCCTAATACTGCTTTTGCTTTACTCATAATTTTAATCGTGTTTTATTTGTTAGTTATTCTGTTTTAAAAGAAAATACGAGACATTGAATGAAAGTATCTTCAATAAAATCTTCGTCCGCACTCATTAACTTTGCGTCGATCACATCGAAACTGTCGTAGCTTCCTCGCTTATTCTCTAATGCCTTGCGCACTTCCTCCGCGATAGTAATAGAGTTCAGATAATTGTCGCTAGCTACAACGATCTCAACCGAAACAGCATCCCCGGTCCCGTAACGATCTTTGGTGTACTCTGGAACTAGAGAACTACGTTTGTAGATTACGAACGGAAAAGATGTCTCCGTTTTGGTTGAGATCGCATAGATTTTATCAGTAACCAACTTTGCCAACTCCGTAGAATCGCTTAGTCTCTTATATACGTGTGCGCCTATTGATAAACTCATTTCTTTTTATTTGCTACTTTCATTATAGAATCAATAATATTTTTCTCTAGTGAGTCCTCCGCTTCTTTCTGCTTCGATTTGACCGCATTAGAAAAGAAGTGAGAAGCATTTATACTACCCCTGTTTGCAGGTTTATGGGTAGCGCTTTTTTCGTATGCTGTTCGTTCTATTGTTCCAGATTCAAAAAAAGGAAGCATAAAAGCGCGTGATCCCTTTTTGCGTTTATCAATCAGGCTAACCCGTGCACCGGAAGCATTGCGATAGACCGCTATTTTTATTTCATTCTTTAGTGGTTTGAAAGACACGCCATTCTTAGTACTCCCAAATTCGGCGCCATTAACAGCATAGACTAAATTTTCCTGCGCCTGTTTGCGAATGATAAGAATCGACTTTCTAAGAGCGGATTTTATAGCTTTCCTTGCTTCGTCGTCGTTCAGTCTTTTCAGTAGTTCGTTCACTTTTACCGCGTCCACTTCAACGCGATACAAATTCCGCCCGGTGTAATTGTCATTACTCATTGATTACTTCTGCTTCTATAACCGTCGCTTGCTGCTTCCGGTCGTGATTGATAGATAGAATCTTATATTTCTGCCCGTCGTATTCGATCCGCATTTTAGCGTTGACCTCTTTACAAATGCGAATCATTATCGTGTTTACGGTCGTATTATAGATTTCGCCGTTAGCCTCCTTTCGTGCACCAGACTTAAAACGGATATACGCACGCTTATCAAATACTTTCACCCAACTTTCAGACGTACCGCCAAGGCTATCCCGGATTGATTCACTACGATAAAAGCCGATCATTTCGTTTAATAATCCCGCTTGCATTATGTGTATCGCTTTAAAGGTTGCAGTAATAGTTCTACGTGTCCCGGTATTACTTGTGGTGTGGCAAATGTAACCGATTCACGATTAGCATAATAGTTCGCAATAAGTATGCGGATTGCGTGCCAAATACGACGATCAATTTTCCCCTCCTTTGCAAAACCTTCCAACGGAGCGTTTAAATACGCCTCTATTGCAAGTTGAACGGGTTCAATAAGTTCGGTTATATATGTATCGTCCGTATCAAAATCGACATTTAAATGCTGTTTGAGTTCTTCGAGTGTTACGTATTGTGGCATAATTATAAGTATGAAAAAAGGCTAAGGCTATGAAGCCAAAGCCTTTTCGTTTTTAAGTAGTTAGTAGTGTGTTATGCTTTTGCAGCTTTTGCAACCGCTTTCTTCTTCGCGATTGCGAATGCCTCCGGGCGAGCTACAACAATGTCATACTTTGAGTTTAGCGTAAACTTCGTTTCGTTAGTGTCTGCTAGAGTCACATCGTCAATAGTCATTCGAATTTTTCCCCATTGCCCGATACCAACGTTCGAAAAGACACCGAAGCCGAGTTCATCCGCACTCATGTAATTAGTCATGTACACCGGATAGCCATTCATCATCCCGTCTTTAAGAACCATTTCGGGAGAACCTTTTTCAATGCGTGTAGTTTTTAATTTACCGCACATTTTCGGACTGCAAATATATGCTGCCGTTCCGTCAGTAACATCTACGTTTTCATCCATTACTGCGGTTTCTAGCGCTACAACGTCCTCGAATGTGGGAGCAACTTCATACTCCACTGTCGGAGAATCTTTCACAAACACACCTTTTGAGGCAAGTCCCTGCTTTTCTCCGGCAAACATAATCTTATTCAATGTACGAGCAGTTGACAAAGACAATTGTTTAACGGTGACATCAAACAAAGCATCGTTTGTCTGATCAATTGCGTCGTTAGACAATGGGATAGAAATACCCAAACGCCACGGATGCGCCTTTAAATTACCAATATCCAGTTTTGTCGGATTTATTTTGGTGTTCTCGCCTTCAATTGTAGCTTCTACAGCCGCCAATGTTGGAAACATCAATTCGCCAATCAAGCCGTATTGCATCTTAATACCCAACTTATTAATGATAAGCCCCTTTTCAAGCGGTTCGATAATATCACCGATTGTTGTCGGGATCATCGGAGCGGCATCGGTTGAACTTGTTCTCACAGGATCACCCTCCGCACGCATAGAGAAATTAAGTCCCTTTGCATCAGCAAAATTCCCGTATTCTTCCAAAGAACGATGATTACAAACGTCATATAAAGCCTTTGCAAAGATAGCTCTTTTGTTTTCCGGCAAAATTGCAGATTTGCTACTTTCCAGACTTCTAAGAGTCTCGTCAATAACGATCTGATTTTTACGAGTCATTAACTCGTTGAATTTAGTCTGCTCTTCGTCTGTCAGACTTCTTTTTTCTGTTTTTGCTTGTGATAACAGATTTCTCATTTGCTCTTTAAGCAGAGCTACTTCTTCTAGTTTTGTCATGTCAAATAAATTTTTCTAAGTTTTCTATTTCGGATAAATAATCACTATTTGTGTCACCATTAAGAAGCTGTTCTATATTTTCAAGGCTTCTAACTGTTACATCTGTACCAAAAAAGGCAGGGTCTGAAACAGGGGAAATATCAGATATATAATCAATCTTATGCACTGTACGCAACAGCATCCCATCTTTCATTGTATATGAAACTTTACTTTTATCCTTATCATCAGTGTAATAAGCGAAAGACGATCCGAATATGTCTCCCCGTTTTATCATTTCATAAGCAAAATTCCCGTCGCTAGTACATGGAGCCTCGAATCGGTACTTTAAGCCATATTCATCAAAATTTAATTCGAGTGATCCCGAACCATAACGGCATCTAGCCAAAAGCCTACGTTTATCGTGTTCTAGTACCGCCTTTATATCACATCGGGCTATAAGTTCTTCGGTTGCTGCACCATGTTCGATAACCTCAATAAAAAAGCGTTTCCTTTCCTCATCATACATCACACGACTTTCTTTCCCAAAAACAACAGCGTACCCCTCAATAACTCTACCCTCCGATAATTTAGGCGCGCCTAGCTCTGTAAAACTCCTTATTTCCATTGCTTTTTACTCTATGTTTTTTTTGTTTGTTTTTGGTAGCTCGTCTTTTTCGCTACTAATCTCACCCTTAATCTTAGGAGAGTCTATCGGAGCAACATTACAGGACATAAACGCAATGTCACCGCCATTTATAGGCGCTTTATCTTCACGGCTTACACGCCATTCGTTCACCGTTGACACGCCGTATTGTATCTCCTTCTCCATACAAGCTGTTTGTGTGGCTATATCTGTTTTATACAAGGCTTTACGGTCAAATTCTATTTTATAAATACCAGAGACAGTTCTAGGTATCAACTTAGCATTAAATTCAGCCTCAATACGACACAATATAGGATCGAGCGTGTCAGACAAGAAAGCAACTTGACTCATTTCAGAAGCCTTGTAATTAGTAGATTGTCCGGCAAACACCTTATCTGGATGAACACCATAAAAACGGCAAATATCGAATACGGAAAACTTTTTAGTTTCTAGTAGCTGAGCGTCAGCCGGAGTTATTGAAAGTTGTGTAAAAGTCATGTCCTCGCTCACGGAAGTTATATCCCTTCCGCTATTAAAGTCTTTTTCCACTCGGTCCGCTACGTCAGAAGTCTGTTTATCGCCAACAGAAGAAAGTCCCTTTCCCCCACCTTTAACACCAGAAATAATACCTTTAATCTTACTCCCATTCTGAAAAGTACGCAAACTCTGATTATCAGCGCTAGCAGAAACAGAAAGTACCGTACTTGCATACGTGATCGTACTAACACCTGTATACCCACCATCGAGACTCTTATTTTTCAGATGGATAATACTTTCAGCCGGATAAGTACCATATATCTTATTTATTACATCACAAATAGTATATTCGTCCCTGTATATATCGTATGTAACAGAATTATTTGAGCAAAGTATTAATTCTGCCGTATCTCCGAACATTCTCTTGATGAAAATATATGAATTACCACGATTAACCATTTGAATAATTGCATTACATATTAAGTCGTAACTATTCATGCGCTTATTCGGTTTTTTAGTCAGCAGATAATGCAACTCGTTTTCGGTATCTACCTTGTAGTTTCCGGCATCTTCTTTACGTTTGATATATAGCGGCAGAGAAGCAATAGTACCAGAAAGAATATCAGTACATCTAAACGCGGTCGATAACCGCATAGCCTGTTCGGGAGACTTTACCGAAACAGGTTGTTCCCTAGCTGTTTTGTCTCTAACTTCTACTATTTTTTCCTCTTCGGGCGGCATAGATCGTCTTTCTTCTCTGTTGCGTCCTATTCTTAAATTAAGTTCAAATGCCATAGTCTTATCGTGTTACTCAGTATAATTATTGAATAAATGAAATGTCATTAGGTTTGTTATCGTCGAATCAATCTTTGCGTTATGTGTTTTCTTGACTGGCTTCTTATTCATGTTCCTATCTTCGTCTAGTACCGCATTTGAGAAGCAGTACGGCGTGATTGGGTTCGGATCGAATGTGAGTTTATTCCGATACAAAGCTAGTTCAAACGATTCTATCGGACTCGTAAACGTCCCGTATGTCTGTTTGACAGGCTTAATATATTCGCTTGCACTACCAACCGAATAAGAAAGTAGATTCACAAATTCAGCCGATTTATACGGATCATAACCGATACCCATAATTTGCAAATACTTCGCCCGTGATAATATATCGTTTACTATTTGCTGATAGTCGATAATATCGCCATCGCAAAGAATCAAATACCCTGCTTCCGCCCAACCTTCGTAGAGTTCCCGATTCGGATGATCCTTTAAAGCTCCTTTCGGAAAATAGTAATCCGTATACGAATGAAAAGAGCCACTTTCTTTCGAATAGATATTATAGGTAACCGTAGAAAAGTCGTCTCGAACGGATAAATCAACCGCCGCCATCGTAAGCGGATAAGTACCGATATTCTCTATTCTAATACCTTTGAATCGTTCTTCGATCTGCTTCGCCTCGATCCATTTCGTTGTCGAATCAACTGCAAACACATTAAGTAACTTCGTCCGAAACTCCAATGCGTCCGGCGCACTGTACAAAGCCTTTTGATAGGCGTCTATATAAAAATCCTCGTAAACAGTTATACCCATGTGTGGCTGAACCTTTCGCCATGTCGCCGGGTCCCCTTCTTCGTCGTCTATGTCCGGTTCAAAGATGTGCGCAAATATTGAATCATTTTCAATCTCACCGCGTAGGATCGCTTTGTACATTTTGAGCATTTCGACGAATGGAGCCGTTTCTTTATCGGATGCGGTCGTAATTACTACGGTTAAAGGGTTGAGCCGTGCGCCCATTGAGGAAGTTAATACATTCTTCAACGCGGCGCTATCGGCTTGTGAGTACTCGTCTACTATCACCATGCTTGCGTTTAATCCATCGAGTTTGTCGGGATTGGAAGCCAAGCAACGGGCAAAAGATGTTTTTCCCTTTATGCGGTTATATATGATTTCTCGATTGATCTTAAAATGTCTAAACTTAGGATCAAGCGATTTTAAGATATTACGTATTTCATCAAAGCAAACTTTCGCTTGATTGTATGAGTTGGCAGCAACGTATGTTTGTGCGTTCGCATCACCAAACAACAAATCGTTAATCGAAAGACTCGCTACGCTTGTTGTTTTACTGAATTTACGCGGAACGAATAAAAGAGCCTCACGAATTAAGCGTTTGTTTGTGCCGGGCTTATAAAACGCTAAAATGTTAGAGAACTGAAACACCTGTATCGGAGTCAGTTTGTATCTAGTCTTTCCCTTTGTGCCGGAGAACTTCAAACGCTCGTAAAACGTGACGAATTTCTTAACTTCCTTGATGCGAAATTCGTATTTATCGAGGAATGAAAAGAAGCGACGAACGGCTAGTAACTCATAAAGATTGTGCGCGTCTGGATTATTAATGCAGCCCTTTATATACACGTTTAATCTTTCGTCCGCCTTACCTAGCTTATACGAATCAACGTCGATATTATGCAGATCGGAGATAACCGACTGCTTTAATGCTATCAGTTTGTCTCTAGTCTCCTTCTCCATCGCGATCTATCTTGTCTACCTCGTTTATTAAGTCGTTTACCTCGTCATCGTCAGACGCGGACAAAGTTTGTAGTGTCAAGCCAAGTTCCCGCAACTGTTTGCGAGTAACTTCGAGCGCATCAAATAAAACTTTGAAAGCCGGATGCGCCACGAGCTTCTTATTTCCTTCGCGAGAAACTTCCGTAACAAACGAACGTTTCTTCTTTGCTATGTCATTGAGAGCGATCTTAAACGCAATGTAAGAACCTGCACAAAGAGTTATACACAAATCCAAATCAGATGTGTATGTTCCTTGCGAGTTCATCGCGGCGCGAATCTTTTCTTTTATATCGTCTAAATCACTCATTTTTATATGCGTTTTTGCATATATGAAAAGATCGCAAGTATTTGGTAGCGCGGAAGTTCGAGAAGAAAAGCTCACCCCCAACGAGCACCCCCTCATTTCAAAAATTGCTCGCGCGTGTAAAAACAGGGTGAGGTGGGTTTAGCGTATCGCGTTAAAAAATAAAAAAAACCGCCCCCCTCTTCGTCGAGGTTGAGCGGTTATTACTAAAAATACATGTATCTGTTATCTATATCACAGATACATTTTCATCGATCTCTCCACTGAATTTATCGTCAGAATATTTAACTTTGATAAAACTCGATGATATATTGCTGTAATATTCATTTTGAGAATCATTTTCATTAACCTTAATTGATAAATTTGCCGAAACTTTAAAATCAGCAGAAGCACATAATTCGAGATTAGAATCGTCTATATCGTTTCCATTTGAGTCATACCCTTTAAGTGATACAACACTAATATTTTCAATTCCAGAAATTTCGGTTATTTTTCCTTTTATTTTGAACTTGCTATTGCACTTCATTAACGCCTCTCTAATAGCATACTCTAAGCGTTCTCTTTTTGTCATTGATTTTATTCTTTCTTCTAGTGTCATAATTTAAATGTATTAGTTATAATACTACAAATATATATATTTCTATTAGTATTACACACTATTTTCAACATTATTACTACAAAAATCTTTCAACAAAACGCTCCGTCATTCGCTTATTATTCGCCTGAACCGCCTCTTTCGAATGACTAAAAGCACACCGATGTATCTCGGAGTGGCACGAATGGCAGAGACTTTGTAGATTGTTATAGTCAAACATAAGCTGTCTCATTCCAAGTTCATGCGATACGGACTCGACCGGGACAATGTGATGCACTTCCGTTGCGAGCGTACTTCTATTGTTCGCTTCGCACACTTCACAAACCGGATTATTTCGTAGCTTCTCGGCTCGAAGCTGTTTCCATCGAACCGAGTTAATCATCTTAATGTAATGCGGGTTTCTACTCATAGCGCTTCGATCCGGTCTAGTCCGTTAATAAGTAACCTAATCCGTGCACAATCTCCATCGCATCGAGTCGATTGCGTTTCTTGTTTATGTATCCGACTCGCACAACCTTTGCAATTCTTTGACGGGCACATTTGTTTATACACTTCGATAGCTTGCCGCCTCGTTTCCTCTCTCTGTATCCGTGCCGCTTCAATTGCGACTTTTCGGATTAAGCCACGCGAGCGAATGCGCTCGTTTGTGGCTTGTTCGATATACTGCTTTACTTTACTCATTTCACCGTGTTGTTTTTAGGTTTGTAATTCCACCCGTTTAATTTATATACTTTACGTCTCGCTTCTTCTTGTGTTATCGCATCGTCTATCTTCGTCGCTGATCCGTCCGGCTCTCTTTGATAAATATTGAAGTGTCGGAAGCGAGGCGAATAGTAGTACTTTGGTTCATTCTGTACTTGATTCATTTCTTTATTATTATACTCCAATTATCTCATCATTGATACGAAATATGCTATCACTCACAAAATCGTATATCTTATACATAAGTTCCGGTTCTTCCTTTTTCGGAGAATAAACCATTACCCTTTTACCTGCACCTTTCATCCATCCGGCTTCTGTGTTCGCCGATCGACCACAAGGAAGAACCATAACACAGACATCCGCCCACTTCATACCGTTAAAATCCGAATCAAATCCTTTTTGTGCAATCGGATGATTAAGAGCTTCACGATATTGTTCTGTTGTCCAGTTCTGCCAGTTAGGATCTATATCAGACCATTGGAAGCCACCATTACCATGAGGGGGATTCTTAAAATCGTAAACCTCATGTCCTAAATCACGGAGAATATCTACAACGTCCTGTTGAAATACATTTCTCCAACTACTTACTACATAAATTTTTGCCATAATTTTTTCTTCTTATATTAATTACCTATTTTTGCTAAAAATAAAATTAGTTACC